CCTGGTATCCCATTGCGCATCATAAACCGATAGAACGCATCGAGAATTGGTATGCCATTATTCATCGCTAGACCACACTCCCCAACATTATAGATCCATTTTCTAGTACACACTTCAGTTCCATCAGTGTACAGCGAAAGCGTATCTTTGCCGAAACAGGTCAATGGGTTTCGCACCATCCTCCACTCACTCCCGTCAAAGACTGGCTGAGTCTGACAGAATTCCAACTCCTCGAAGTTGTACACAGGTTTTTCTACTTTCATGTGGAATCCAAAATTGCGGTAAAACCATTTGGCAGTCTGAGTAACAATGGCTTCATTCTCCCTCTCCGTAATGATGACCATATCATCACCATTGTTGACTACCTCATATTTAGTAATGTTACAATAGTTCATGTGTGCCCAGAGCATGCTGCACGCCAAAATGACGTTGACTAATGATGTGTTAATATCTCCACTAGCTCTAGTGCCCCGCATCATGGTTTTTATTCGGCCATCCTGGAAATAACCAAATAGCATGTTCCGCAATTGGCGTTGCAACAATCGTTTTAATTGTCCACTACAAAACACTCGATTATAGATGGAGTGTTCGTAACGCAAAGCATCGACACTAACGTGTGCATCGAACTTAGAAGCATCCAGTCCAATAGCAACTGGCCTATCAAACAAGTCCCACTTTTCCTTTATGATACGTGCCGTTCTAAATATGTCATACCCTTTGACCACGGATGCCTCGGTGCGCGCTCCGAATGTTTTGTTAATAGACCAGTAACACCTCTTCTCATAACTCTTTAGGTATCGTGCTAATTTGAGGTTGTATACTGGTGTTCTAGGATTTATCACCCTGGGAGGTTTGGATGTGTCCACTTTTTCATACTTTATAAATGTGGATAAGTTTGCATCAGAATGTTGGTACCCAACAGTGTTCAATTTAGTAAAAGCTCGTTCATATATCACCCGCTTCGAACCAGTGTACAGATCAAGCACCGATTGGTACGATAACACTGGGTGTCCACGAGTGAGTTTGACGATGCTTTTAGCAAATACGTCACACAAAGAGAATACGCGTCTGATGGGCTTAATCGGTGGAGCAAGCTGTCCGTCGATACAAACGTTCAGGTATCGTTCCGATAGAGCTGCTATGGCCACATCCAAATTGTTGTTGAATACACCAAATTCCTTTCCGCCAAAAGGTAGGTGTATGGAGGTGTATTGTCGATTTTTAGGCACTACGCCATACCGTTCAACGGTCAACCTAGGATCATGATAACCGACATAGTCATGACCCTCGTTTAAACGTAGGCACCCTCAAAACCAGCGTCGCACCCCTTTATGGAGTAGTTCAGCCGGGTCAAGGAAGAAGTACAATTCCACTGCAGTGTCAGCATGTGATGCTATATCACAGTTGCGGAAGTGCAAGTCCTTCATGCGCTTGCGTAGATACTTGGATATGATCACCCTGTTAGCAGGGTTATCCTCCATTACTGGGTACTTTGCTCTGACTTCATTAATGCAAGCTGCAACCACTGGTGTCACAACACGTAACCGCCGCCTAACAAGACGCTTGCTACTCACCAGCTTCTCCCTTGGGATGACATCTGCCACCTCATTGTCATCCTTCACCAATTCAGTGAATTGGTACTTGATTGTGTTTAAATCATGGTCATAAACCATTTCTGCAGCCACTTCCCCCACAATTACCCTACGGTATTCAATGTCCTCAATCACGCTCGTTGGGACGCAACATATGCGCATCCACAGCTTCTCGAATACACTAAGTGGCTTAAACTTCGACCTCCAAACACCAGGAGCCTTAAGTTTATGGTCTAATATCAATTCCGTCAATTGCACATCACCTACTACAACCGCGTCCTTGTAGGCATGGGTAGCTATCGAAACATTGCTATTTTCGCTTTGAGGAGGTGTGGGAGCACCATCCTGTGAACTGTTATCTCGTATCTCGCACGTTGTTGTCACCATATCGATTTCTCTAGAATTAAAAATACCAACAGAGTCATTATCACCAGATCCACTGGTAGGTGAGCCATAGACACCCACTATTGAGTCTTCCTTAAGGATGGCTCGAACTTGTCGCCTTTAAACCGCAGCACAAGGAAGTATTAAGGAACCCTCGGTATACGTAACCTGAA